ATTTAATTGTGTATTTAAATACCACGATAAGTGTGCTATAATGCTGCATCCATTTCTTAGATTCAAGTCAACAGAACATTCAATAAAGTTACAACTATGTAGTTATATTTAAGTTGAGAGTACGCAATTCCATGAGGTAAGTAAATCGCCATTGGCCAAGGGAAACGGCTGCAGAAGAGCTAGTAGCTCCAACACAAACACAACCCTGTACTGATCGATCAATTATATCAACAGTATAGGTAGTATTAATATTTGTGTCAAAGGTTTTCCTTCTACGAGATAAAGGTACATTGTACGAGAATCTCTCCCAAGCGTTAAAGAATTTCATATTTCTAGAACTCTTGGCAATATTAAATATTGTCGTAGCAGAAGACCCATCCAAAGCAGCCATTTCTTCAGCATTATCGATGTAATCAATATACACTTGAGATCCACCATCAGCAATCCCAGGGGACACATATGGTAACCAATCCAATCGTAATGAATGGTAAATGTATTCATTATAATACTTTGATATAGTATTAAAATCAGCTGAAGCACTTTGAATATAAGAATTCAAAGTCAAATTAGTACCCACCACGGAAGAACAATCAACATAATATATAGCAGCAGCTTGGTTAGTAATTGTAACCAAAGGTGCAGAGAAACCCATTCCATTCAGCATTTGACCATCAAATTTTACATTAATTTTAGGTCGTGGTCGCATGACAGTTAAAGGGTCAATTTTCCGTTTGCCAACTTTATCATGATGTTTAGACTTATGATTACGTCTTGTCATTGTTGTATTGTAATAGTATGATTTAAGAAAACTGTCAGATTTTCAATATTGACTGGAGCAATGATGCATAAGGAATGTAGGAAGTATTATTAATATTCGTGTAATTCTTCCCACTAAACTTTATGGATTTAAACATCATTTCCAGTTCGATTTGTGCATCTGGCAATATACCGAACGCAATCCAAAAACTAATTCGCATCTCATCAGAGATGTTACGCATTTCAGATCCTCCAACCATGCAATATTCGATTTCTCTTTCCATTTCAATGATTAAATCTTTGTTAGTAATCTCATCATCAGGGAATGAGTTGTAAAATGCTTCTAACACAGGTACACCCTGTGTTGACATTTTACCACATTTCCCAACTGAAGACAACCATTGATCATATTGATCAGCATGGGTGAAGTTGTACGTAGAATGTAGATCTTTG